AGACTTGATAACTTCTATGATTATGGTCTTACAGCGCCGAGTACAATTCTTGTTGAGCAGCCGTTGACTATATCACAAAATTCTTTACTAAAGTTTGTCGGCAGAATAGAAGATCGTGATACATTATTAAGGATTTACTTTGCTATGCAATCGCAATTTCCTATTCTGCAATGCTAAAACAGAAAAACAAAATATATTGAAATTGGTTAGGAATCGTGCTATGATACATATAATCCGAAGGAGGATTTTACCATGAGTGAGATACCTAAACAGCCGATTCCTACAAAAGACATATTAGAAGATTATTTCAGCACGATGAAAAAAGGTGTTGAAGTGCGTATTCGTTATCAAGTTGACCGAAAAGAATTATACGCATACGAAAGAAAGATTGGAAAACAGTTATTCGAAATGAACAGCGATGAACTTTTTGCTATGATTAACACTTTTGGATCACAGCGAAAAACTGTTGCCGGACGCAGTTCTATGCCGTACAATTCGTTCTTCCAGGTTTGCTCTATGTACAGACAGATTTTCAATTACTACATTGAGAATTATCAAGTAATTAAAAATCCGTTTAACGAAAAGAGCATGAAGGGTAATCAAGCGCTTGAACGTATTCTGCAAATAACGGATCGAGTTACGCAAGAGGATGTAGAAGATATAGTTAAAAAACTTCATAATGATTTGCCAGAAGAGCGTGCAAACTATGTCGAGTGCATTATCCGCCTTTTCTGCGATGGTTTTGCCACCAATGAAGAGATTGTTTTGCTGAAAGAAGACATGATTGATTTTCGCAATAAGCGGGTAATGATGCCAAACCGCACAATCGTTTTAAAGGATAGAACAATCAGCTTATTGACTTACGTTCATTCGCTGGAAGAAATTGACGCAAATCACGGCGTTTACAAAGCCACACAGTACAGGGATTATTATTTCAAGTATTTCGTATTCCCTAGAAACGTTGCGACATTCGGCAATAAAGAGCCGGAAGAAATTGCTGCACTTATCAGCCGTACATTTAACGTGTATGTGCGAAGACCATACGGAACAAATCTGAATTATCGTTCTCTGTTCTTGCTTGGTTTCTATCAGAAATTGGTTGAGACTTACGGCGAAGATCGTACAAAGGAAATGATTATGTCTGTCCGTAATTCCGCAGATACAAATGATGTTTTCGCAATGGCCAGATTGTACGGAGTAAACACATCTAATATTTCTACGCTTAGAAAAAGTTTGAGAATTTATATTTGATTATTTTGGCTGCTTGACAACAAGTAGCCATACATAATATACTAAAACCAATACAGAAAAACAATGATATTTTGTCAAATGTTTAATTGACAAACCATAGACAAGGAACTATAATGTATACGAACAGGGGTTCGGAACGTATGTTCAAGGCGAATGGCAGAGAGAAGGTGATATAATTGAGATATAAGTTTGTTAATGGTGTAATTACATACGGTATAATTACAGATGAATGCAGAATTGTTGGTAATAATAGTGATATTATTATTGCAAAGCTGCATTACAAGACCGGAGAAATTGATATTACATATGATTGCACCACGGATCGAGTGCTTATCCACGAATGGTATAAGATTGCCAGTGAAGAACTGTCTGTAGTCACGGAAGAATTGAGGGTATATTTCAACAACAGACGGAAATAATTGTTAAAAAGGTTGCGCTGGAATGGCGCAACTTGTTATTAGATTTAAAACCAAAACAGAAAAGGAAAGTTATGAATTTCAAATATTATCTTAGAAGATTGATCCCGAAAGTACATAATCTTCCGCAAGTGATTTACATTGTTTGGCTTGGAAATGAATACATAATTCGGAAGAGGTTTTAATGGGATACATAACACACGAAATAGAAATTACAAAAGAAGAATATTATTATTATAAGTCTTTAAAGTATAAGGAATTATGCGAAGAAGTGGAGAAGATCGCCAGCCAGAAAGGTTATATGCCTAATGCATACGGTTTATACGGCGTAAAGGTATTAAGTCGTTGGGAACTTGAAGCAATGGGTTACAAATATTTTCTGCAATTTGAGACACAAGATAGTTGCGATTGATTTAATAGAAAAAGTAATTGAATACATCGAAGGGAAAATCAATGGAGAAAAGAACAAAAGGCCAACAGATTGAATACGCTATATCTACTATATTTAAAGCTGTGTCGGAATACAGTTTTGTCGATTGGCTTGAAACTTGGGGAATTAAAGAAGAAGACTGGGACAAATTTATGGATGCCGGAAAAGCAGCATTGCATAAATCAAATACAGTAACAAACAAAGAGTTAATTGATTTCTGTAATAATATGGGTGGGTTATGTGGAAGAAATAAATGTCCGTATTTCGAAGAATGTAATGAATATGAAATTAATTATGGTCGTATTCCTTATGCAGAAGATACGCTTCATCCAGAATGTTATACAGATGAAGTAATTGTGATCGAAGAGAGTGACGAAGATGGAGATTAAAGAAGCTATAAAGAACATAGAAGCGGAACTGAACTGCCGAAAAGAAGATGAAACAATGTGCATGAAGTACGAATGTAGAGAGGGTAAAGGCGGGTGTCCGTTTTATATAAGTGGTGAAACGTTAATAGAATCTTTGCAAACATTTATTGAATGGTGTAAGTGCGCACTTGCCAAAGAGCGTGAAGGGAATGAGAACGAATGAGCATTACACACGGAGAATCTACTTACAGATATATCGAAGAAGCACATGGACACGGAACGTTTTTCTATACGGACTGCTGTAATAACAGGATGTATAGCGTGAATAACGACCCGATGCACTATCACGGCAAGTTGTGTCCAAGATGTTTTATGAATAATCGGTACGTCACACTGTATTTGCGTGGCACAGATGACGGCATGAGAGTGTTTAATGCCAATGCGGAAGGGAGTGAGAACCATGAAAGATGAATTGAAACCGTGTCCGTTCTGTGGAAGTAAAAACGTAGTACTTGAAAAGAAAAACAGCGGTTATCAGGTGCGCTGTCACTATTGCGGAGCGAGGGGTAAGTACACTGTTGCGGGGTTGGCAGGAAGCAGAATTGAAGCTATCAAAGCATGGAATCGAAGGGAAGGCGAGAATCATGGAGAATAAACTCAAGTTGTGTCCGTTTTGCGGCAGTGAAGCAGTAATTTGTGAAGACGGCGAACTCAGCTTTTCATACAAAGTCTTTTGCTTAAATCCCGATTGTGATGGGCAGTACGGATGGTGTGTGAGCAAAGAACAGGCGGTGAACGGATGGAATCGAAGGGCAGGTGAGAACAATGACGATTGAACAGAAAAAGCACATAGATGCTTTTGAGTATTGGGTAAAAATCAATACCGAAAACGGAGTGAGCACCATTCCTGAATCTATTTGCAAAGACATCATTGCAATTCTGAGAGACAAGGACGGTGAGAAGCATGACGATTGAGCTTAAGCCTTGCCCGTTCTGCGGTGGACAGCCGGAAATTGTAACACCGGAAGAAACAGATGGTCAGTATTGGTTTATAGCGTGTACGAATGATAACTGTTGGGGTATTGCAATATCGGATTTTTGCGAAACGGAATCCGAAGCAATAGATAAATGGAATCGCAGAAGGAATGGTGAAAATAATGAAGATAATGATTGAAGCTACATCGGAAAGCGCAGCGATCACTTTTAAATTGAATGGAGATACATTCAAACAGAATTGGGAGTTGGTTGCGCCTGGTCATGCAAAGTCAATAGGAAAATCGTTTGCCGAACAAGCGGAAAACACAGGAAAATACGATGAAGAATGTGCTGAACTAATTTATGAAGCGGTGGACAGCAACCTTGTTGTGTTACAGTTAATGCAGTTATCGGAAGAATGCGAATAGGTTAAGAATATATGATGTCGATTGATGAATCTATTGCAATTCTTAAAAAGATATATGATTGCGAAATGTCTATTTGCAGCGACACATATTGTTCAGAGTGTCCGCATTTGGTAGGACATATTGAGAAGATACTTGCACTTGAAACGGCGGTTGATTACGTTAAAAGAAAGAACGGTGAGAACTGACGGTGTGTGATGATGTATATTACAACGGCACAAAAATAGGAACAAGGATCAAACCTTTTCTCTATAATACATTACACGGAGTAAGTCTTGATCTGTATGAAGATGAACTTAAACCGTGTTTGTGCGGGAATAAACCGGTGCTTATACAAGATGGCATGTTAGAACTTCGATTTGGCGTGTTCTGTGAAAATCCTAATTGTCCAAAGTGTCCAACTCATTATAGTTATTATTGGTCATGGTTTGATCGTGCATATAAAGCCGAAGAGGAATGGAACAAAATAATTAGTGAGATAACATTGCGTGAAGAAGTGGGTGAAAACATATGACAACGATTGAGAAGTACGTCAGAAAAACTAGCATCGAGAGACTTAGTGAACTTTACAAAGAATGGCTTGAAGCAAAACATAAAGCCGTAGACGAACCCATTACTGCACAGGAGTTGGCTGAATTTTTTGAGTATATTAACAATGCATTGTGGGACAAATGGTGAACAGAATGAGCATGACGCTTGAACAGGCAATAACCCAATATGGACAATGCGAAAATTTCTGCAAGTATCAATGGTTAGCCGTATCGCTAGAAGAACTTAATCAGATAACCGCATGGCTCAGAGAGTTACAGGAGAGACGGAAAGAACCGAAAAGGGTCAAGGGAAGATGGATAGAAATGTTATCGTATAAGAACCACACTTATAAATGCTCAGAGTGTGGAAGGCTTCTTGTTAATATAACAGATGAAAGGAATAATGTTTCCAAGCATTATCCGTATTGTCATTGCGGTGTAGATATGAAGGGAGAGCAGAATGAGGTACGTACACCATAACAAATGCGCAGGTGGACACGCTTTTTGGGAAGTAAACAGTAAAATTTACTGTTTAGGTCGTGTAGATGCTGCTTTTGAGGATAAAGTTTTCGTAGATGAATGCAAGAAGTGTCCGAGATTGCTCGACAACAACGAAGATGAAATAAGTGACTATATAAAGCGCAAGAAAAGGAAAACCGATGGGTGAAAAGACAGGCGAATATATTTACCAGATAGTCAAGGATTGTGACGGAGTTTATTGTTACATAAAGCAAGGCGAAATAATCCGGTGCAAGGATTGTGCATATTACGGTTGGGATTGCGTTGATGCCCCATATGGCATGACCAAAATGACATGTTGGTGCGACTTGCACTATAATGCCGTAAACGAAAATCTGGTGGTAAATCCAGACGATTATTGCAAGTGGGCGAAAAGGAGAACCGATGAAGCGAAACGAAGTGATTGACGGTTTGCGTTATATAAAAAATTGGGAATGTCACGGTGATTCAGAAATGTATGGAATTGTCGTAGCTGCGATAGAAATGTTGGAACAGCCAGAAGTTATTTACTGTGGTAACTGTAAGCATTATAAACCAATGTCAAATAATTGGGGTACATGCGGAGTGCATAGTAGTCCTACAGAAAAATACAGAACATGTCAGATATGCGATCATTGCTCATGGGCGGAAAGAAAAGTTGATGGAACGTAAAGATGCTGCGTATTGGTTGAATAATCTTATAGGAAACTATAGTGATTATTATGATAATGCGTTAGAAATGGGCGTTAAAGCGCTTGAGCAACAAGAGATTGTGCATTGCTGTGAGTGTGTTTATAGGCATGTTGAAGGTAAAAAGGTGCGTTTTAATCGTTGTAAATTAGATCACAATAGTGTGCAGCCTGATGATTGGTATTGCGCAGACGGAATAAGGAGAACCGATGATTGACAAAACAACTGTTTGCGATTTTTGTATGAGTGATGAATGTGATTGCATA